TTTTTTTTTTTTTAAACTAGTGCAGGTCTAATCCACGCCACTAGAAACTATGAGACTACCACCAAGTCTCATCCGTCAAATGATCCTGCCAAGTCCCAACATTTTTAGGTAAATGATAAGCACGATCAAGAATATTTAGACTCAACAATTCTTCCCTAGTCGGAAAATTGGAATGAGTTATCTGAAAATTAATCTTTCTCAAATACTTAACATCTTCTTGAAGCCATATTGGAATATTACGAAGAAGATAATCAGGACCAACAATCTTTGCACTCTGCTCAAAAGACCATTTATAAATTAGTCTGATATAATTATAGGCAACAGGATCAATACCTAAAGTATCATATGCCAAACCAATCAAACGAGCAAGATTAATATAAATAGGAGCGCTACGATCTCTAGGAACACCAGCTCTCCAAAAATATTGAGGTAAAGGACGCCATGAAACTATCTTAGAAATTTTTGGCTGGTGAAGTTCAAGATTAAAATTAGATGAATCAATAAAATGACGTTTAAGATAAGTCGGACCAGTATGAACGTAATTTAGAACTTCATTATTACGAACAGTCATATACGTCAACATACAAGTAAATTCTTCAGAATTCTTCATTCTAATTCCATGACAAACCCACAAATACTGAACAAATCCTTCAATATTAATAAAATTACGAAGATTTTTAGGATAAATTTTAAGAAAATCATCTCCATAAACGGCCAAAGCAATTAACCTACGACTTAAATAAGTCCAAATGACTTTACGAATTTTAGGTTGCACTTTAGCCATAACATTGAAAACATAAGAGAGCCAGTAAACAATACCAACTATCCAACTATCACCATGAGAAGTCTCTAAAGAACCACTAGGCATAACTCCGATCAATAGAACGAAGTCCTTTAGCCAACGAACAGTTTTACCAGCAAGCTGCTCTGCACAAGACTCAAGAATATATTGAAAAGTACGATAATGAGGGTCCTCATCATTACGCTGAACCCAAATCTGAGCAAACATTAAATAAAGAACAAGGGGAATAGCAGTAATGGATGTATCCAAAGATTTAATATCACCAGAAGCAACCAACATATCACCAGAAGAAACAAATTTATAAGTACAGCAAACATTATCTTTAGAATCTCCAGGAAAAGAAACACGTTCATATTTATCCATTCGCTCACCATGCAAAGCATTGTGAAGAAGAAATGCACCCCCTCTAGTCCAAGTGAACCCAATTGAAATATTAACAGTCATATTTTTAGCTGCTCTTTTACCATAAATATCAGTACACTCTGGAAAGTACGTTCGCTCACCTTTCACTCTAGTCTGGAAAAACTTATGAAGCATAGAATCATTAGAGAGAAAGAATAAACGAGATTTATGAAACATTTCAGAAACTGTTACATCCTGTAAGTCACCTAGATCAATTGGAGAAATATTTTGTTCCTTTATAGATAATGTAGTTATAAAAGCTTTCAGATGCTTCTCAAAAGGAACAATTCCCGCTTGGACTTCATCCATCGCGAGAAAATAAGATTTCAACATTTCTTTAATTAGGAGAGCTTGTGATTGTTTCTTATTAGGTCTAGTAGTAAACTTAACTTTAGTATAGGGATCAAGCTGGAAATCAGGCATCTCAGGCCAATCCCTAAAACCGCACTTAGCAACATTATATTTAAATTTATCCAAATCAGAGGGCTTGAATTCAAATTTAAATTTTTGAACTTTAACACAATAAGAATAATAAAAATTAAGAGCACGATGAACATCATTAAAATTAAAGTCAGGAAGAAAAGACACATAATTCTTTGGCAAACGTGATAACTTATCTGTCAGACCCAAAAGAGGATTAAAACAAGCATTAGAAACATAAGGATACTCAACAGTACCACCATAAGCCAAATTATAAGAAGACAACCTTCTCAAACAAAGAACAAGCAAAGAAGGCACACCAACATCTTTCTTAAAAATG